ATGTCTCCGGAGGGTATATAACGTCGGGTAATGTATCCTCTACTGCTGGCTCCAAGATTATTGGCGGAGATTATTCTGGGGCTGAACATATAACCACGTTTGGCAGCGAGTTTTCTTCAGGCGGCCCGGTCGTCGGTTACGGGGTTTGGCCTTCGACCTCCGCAGCGCTGGCGTTTGTAAGTTCTGCTTCCGTAGCTTTGCAGCGCGCTGCATACACCCAAACAGGGAATAACCACGTCTGGTTTACTGGCGCATCGCAGACCGTAGCAGTCGGAAGTGCGGTCACCATGACCGAGCGCATGCGCATGGATGGCAGCGGAAATCTTGGCCTCGGTACCGCGCCGTCTGGTGTGCGTCTGGATGTTAATGGGAACATTCGCACTACTGTAGGTAGTGGCGGCACGTTGTCCCTTTTCGAAACTGATGCGACCCGCGCCAACCAACTCTTTTCCGGCGCGGACGCTTCAGGCTCGTTTATAAACGCCACCTTCTCGACTGGTGGCACCGCAGTGCTTCGCCTACAGACAGCCAACAACGAGCGTATGCGTATAACCGCTACGGGTGACGTTGGTATCGGCGTTACTAACCCCGGCGCGCTCCTCCACGCCGCAGGAATAACGCGGATCAGTGATGCAACCAACTCAACTGCTGTGACTATCGACGCGGTTACGACTGCTGGCCTCACCTCGATCACCAGCCAGTTCGGCGGCAGTGAACTAGCCCTTGGCAGCGCGACAGTAGAACGTGTCCGTATCAAAGCTGGCGGCCAAGTGCGCTTCATACCGCTCGCAGCCGCTCCGGCGTCGCCGCAGGCGGGCGACGTATACTACGACAGCACGACCAACAAACTTCGGTGCTACAACGGCACCATATGGAACGATCTTTTCTAAGGAGATATGATAATGGCTGTATCTTACACATGGAACGCCGTGCAGCTCGACTGCTACCCCGAATACGACAATCACACCGACGTGGTGTTTACGGTCCACTGGACCCTTTCCGGCGAGGAAGCAGGCTTCTCCGGCGGCGTTTATGGCTCGGTTGGCGTCACTCTCGATGAGGGTGCTACCTTCACACCCTACGCAGATCTTACCGAAGCGCAGGTCATCGGCTGGGTGCAGTCCGCGCTTGGTGCGGATCAGGTTGCTGCGTATGAAGCAAATGTGACCCAGCAGATCAACGATCAGGTCGTGCCGCCGGTAGTCACTCCTCCGCTGCCTTGGAGCGCATAATGGAAATTAATCTGAGCCTTACCGTAGACGAGATCAACGCTGTACTGCAGACGCTTGGCAACCTGCCGACGTCCTCCGGCGCGTGGCCTCTTGTCGTAAAGATTAAGCAGCAGGCCGAAGCGCAAGTTCCTGCGCAGCATGACGCAGAGGGGGAATAAGCGTCGGTTGCGCAGCAGGCCGCTGCTAATCTGAATGCACTTAAGGATCATAGATGCTCACTCCCGTCAACATACAGTCTAAGCCCGGAATCAAACGGGATGGCACGAAGTTCGAAGGCGCGAACTACGTTGACGGTCAGTGGTGCCGCTTCCAGCGCGGACTACCAAGAAAGATCGGTGGCTATCGTCAGATCAGCAACTTCGCCAACGGTATTGTTCGCCAGTTTTACACGCAGGCCCTGAACAATTTCGTCTACACCCATATGGGCTATGGCAATGGCGTTCAGTCCATGACGATTGATACGCTTGGGAATGCCAGTGCGCCTACGGATCGGACGCCGGCTGGCTATATTGGTGGTGATAATTATATGTGGTCGTTCGACGCCATGAACGACGGCGCTGGTGGCGGCTCTGTCATTATCGGAGTTGCCACGGACACAGCTCTTGATATTTCGAGCGCGGCAGCCAAGCAGGTCTACATCGGCGACATCTACGGCAGCAGTGTGCTTACGGCTATATCAGGCATTACGGCATCTGGGGGCGTCTGCGTTCTGCATCCTTACTTGTTCGTATTCGGAACCAATGGCTACGTTCAATGGTCTGATGCCAACGATCCGACGAACTTTACGACCGGCGATGCTGGCGATGCCTTTATCGCTGCATCCAAAGTGGTCAAGGGCTTGCCACTGCGCGGCGGCGGGCAGAATCCGGCAGGTCTTTTCTGGACGCTCGATAGCGTTATTCGCGCCAGCTATACAGGCGGAGCGGACGTATTCTCGTTTGACACGATCAGCGCATCCTCATCGATTCTTTCGGCCAACAGCGTCATCGAGTATGATGGCATCTATTACTGGTGCGGGATTGACCGATTCCTCCTGTACAACGGCGTTGTGCGCGAAGTTCCCAATGAACTGAACATCAACTATTTCTTTGATGGCTTGAACACCGAGCAGTCCAATAAGGTCTTCGCCTATAAGGTTCCCCGCTACGGTGAAATCTGGTGGTGCTACCCACGCGGCTCGGCGACCGAATGCACGCACGCTGTGGTTTATAACGTCCGGGAGAATACTTGGTACGATACAGAGCTTCCAAATGCTGGACGTTCTGCGGGCATCTACGCTCAGGTGTTCCACTCGCCTATCATGGCTGGTGTTAATCCAGTGCCGCAAACTGAAGGAGCGTTCCGCATAACGCAGGCCAGTGATTTACGCATTACAGAGGGCGGGAACCAGCGCGTCGTGGACAATGGTCCTACTCAGTATAAAATCTGGCGTCATGAAGTCGGCAGCGATGAGATTGACGGCACGTCGATCAATGCGATTGAGAGCTACTTCGAAACTGGCGACATCAGTATGTTGCTGGCGGAGCGCCCGACCAGCGCAGCGATCCGCGTTGCCATAATTGAGCCTGATTTCGTGCAGTCCGGGGACATGTCGGTCCAGATCACAGGCCGCATCAACGCCCGCGCGCCTGAGGTCTCCTCGGAAGTAAGGTTCTTCCCGGCTGTGGCAAACACACCAGAAGAGCAGGTGGTGTTCTTCAAGGAACAGCGCCGTGAGCTACGCTTTAAGTTCTCCAGCAATACGGTCGGCGGAGACTATCAGATGGGTGAAGTGATTGCTCATATCGAATCCACTGACCATCGTTATCAATCATGATCGATCCTCGCAACATACCCACCTTCGAACTCTGGGCGGATCTCAACTATCCCCTTCTACAGAGATATGGCGTCGTTGCTCAATTTATGCCCGGAGAAGATTGGAAAATGTGGGGTTCTGGGTTATTGGCCCTCGACGGGATTTCTCAACGTGGAGCGCCGAGTACGTATATGTTTGATGATTGGCGCGAATGGGCAATGCGATTAATGCAAGCATTGAATCAAGGGGAATAGCATGTTCGAAGATTTTTACATGCCTGAATTCGATGCTGAGTATCTTAACAGCCCTGCTTTTCGGCGGGCCCTTGCCGCTGCAGAACCAGAGATAATCGCTCCGCCTCCCCCGCCTCCTCCGCCGCCGCCAGTATACAGGCCCGCTGTGCAATCCGTGGAGCCTATGCCTGTCTCCGGGATTGGATCTGCCGCCGCCGCTGCTCCAGCTGCGACCCCTTCGGTCATTGAGGCTGCTGCGCCGCTGACATACGAAGAGCGAGAGGCGCGAAGGATCGCGGCGAACACATCCCCGGAAGGCGCTTTCATTGCCGCGCCTACGGATAACCGAGGCAGCGAAACGGGCTATGACATTGCAGGGCAGGGCCGCAACGTATTCGAATATTGGGGTGGCCCCGTCCGGGTGAGAAGCGGCGACAAGATCTTGTTCAGCGGCGAAGGTGAGGAAGGCGCGGTCGCTGCCGCTCGGTTCGCGCAGAATCTAAGTGATACCAAGGGCAAGAATGCCTCTTGGGTTATTGAGCAAGGCGAACGCACTATCAACCCTGATGGGTCAGTGGGAGGGACGCGCTGGATCTCAGGGCCGTCTGACACCAAGGAAGGCATGGGCACACTGGGCAGCCTAGCAGGATTCCTTCTGCCGATTGCCGCCGCGATTGCTGCTGGCCCTTTGGGTCTCGCTGCTCAGATTGCTATGGGCGCTGCTGCAGGAGGCGTTGGCGCTGTGCTGTCGGGGAATGATCCTCTCAAGGCGGCTCTAATTGCTGGTGCAAGCGCGGGCATCATGAATGTCTCCGGCGCTAATCAGGCCATAAGCAGTATGATGAGCGGAATTGGCGGCGCGGCTACAACTAAGGCTGTTGAAAAAGCAGCTGAAGAAGTTACTGAGCAGATCGTCGTCAATGGCGTAAGCAGAGCAGTTCAGGCTGCGGGCGCTGCCGCAGGGAACACATTGCTGTCTGGAGGCATAAGGACAGCCTTGGGTCTTACCTCTGCTCCCCCGCCGCCGCCAGCCCAGCCGCCTGTGGAAGGGCCGCCGATTGTAGTTACTGCCGCTAGGCCGGAAGCCGTCACTGGTGCCGATCTCGTTTCCGGCATTGGTGGCGGAGCTGCTGCAGACGCAGTAGCTGGCGATGCGAGATCCGACACCCTTGAGGAAGAAAATGCCCCGATTGTGGTTACGGCACCAGAGGTTGTCCCTCTCGCTGCTCCGGACGTTACCGCTGGCATCGGCGGGGCAATCCCCGGCCTGATCCCCGGCGCAGCCGCTTACGACCCCACAGAAAACGTCATTGTGAACACCGCGACGCCTGAGCCGATTGCGTCAGAACCGCCTGCTATACCTTTGGTCCCCGTCGCGCTTCCCGGCCTGCAAACGACGCCTGTCCAGCAGCCAGACCTGCTTAGCGACGTGAACCCCGAAGTCCCCGAAGAAAGGTCGATATTGGATACGGCATTGGATGTTGCCGATATTGCAACCACTGTCGTCCCGGTAGTCGGAGGCATTGTCGCTGGTGGTGGTGGTGGCGGCAGGACGTTCACTCCGGATACCACTCGCCTGAACTTTACGAGAAGCCCGCTAAGGCAGACGCTTACCAGCGGGATCGGTGGTGGCTCCAGCGGCATCGGCGGTACTGGCGCTCTCTATCCCTATACGCCAACGACGTATGGCCGCGCTGGCGGAGATCAAGAGACGGAGTTTCTATTCTTCACCCGCGATCCTGTGGCCGGAGCTGCTGCGGCACCAGCTGTAGTGCCAGCCTCTGCTCCCGGCAAAAAAGAAGGCGGCGAAATCGAAGATGATATGGTAAAGCATCTCGTCGAATATCATAAGAACGGCGGCCATCAAGGCCCCGGACGAGTGAAGGGCATCGGCGGCGGTCAGGAAGATAATATCCCGGCGTGGCTGTCCGATGGCGAATATGTCTGGAGCGCGCAGGATGTTGCCCTTCTTGGTGATGGATCGACTGACGACGGTGTGCGCCGTCTTGACAAAATGCGGCAAATGGTGCGCCAGCAAGCTGGCTTGAAAGATGTAAAAAAGATTGCAAAACCCCAGAAGGGTATAGATAAAATGCTTAAAGCTGTTGGAGGACTGGCGTAATGGCTGTCACAGAAACCATCACAGAAACCAAGCTACCCCAATGGCTTGTTGATGCCTACACCAAGAGCATCGAAAGAGGCTATGAGGCTACGAGCGGCGACTACCAGAAATACGAGGCTGGCCCACGTATTGCTTCAATTTCCCCGCAGGAGCAGCAGGCTTACAATATGGTTTCCCAGAATGTCGGGAACTACAGGCCGTATACGCAGGCAGCTGGCAATTACATTGCAGGCGCGACTCAGTCATTCACAGACCCGGGCATTGCCGCTCAGTATATGAATCCATACACCCAGAACGTAGTCGCTGGGATTGGATCGGCGGCTGGCCGGAACCTGTATGAGAATCTGCTACCTCAGGTGAACCGCACCTTTGTTGGTGGTGGCACGTTTGGTGGTAGCCGGAGCGCTGAGTTTACCGCCCGCGCAGTTCGTGATGCAAATGCCGCTGCTCTCTCGGCTCAACAGGACGCTCTCCAGAAGGGTTACGAGAGCGGCATGGGTCAGTTCAACACTGAAGCCGGTCGTTATCTCACGGCAGCTGAGCGGGCGCAGAGCCTTGGTCGCGACGTTCAGAACATGGCCGGTATAGATGCTTCTGCCCTTGAAGCGGCGGGCGGGGCTCAGCGTGGATTTGAGCAACAGTCTCTTGATTTACTACGGCAGGATTGGGAAGATCAGCGCGACTGGGGTTATAATCAAGCCAAGCGCTTTCAAGATTTCGTTGGCACACCGAGCGCAAGCGGCTCCGGCACTACCTTTCAGCAGGCTCCCGGCCCAAGCAGAACGGCGCAGATCGCTGGCGCTATCGCTACCGGAATTGGCGCGGTGGGCAATATCTTCCGCAGGAAAGACGGCGGCCCGATTGACGCTGATGGCAAGCGCAACATCAAGCATCCGATGCACGGACTTGGATGGTTGAAAGGTAAGTAAGATGGTGATGACACCCCAGCAAGCGCGAATGGAGGCGATCCGACTCAAGGCAGCGAAGCCTGAACTGCAAAGTGTGGCCGTTGATGATTTGGTCGCCCAGATTATGGCGTCCGAAAGTGAGGCTGCTCCGGGTGCTGGCGTTGGTGGGCTTGCGAATTTGTTCCCGACCAAGCTGTCACCGGCATCTCCCGCTCCCATGCGTGTTGCTGAACTTGAAGCCCCGAAGCCGACCGCGATGATAATCCCGAATGCGGCTCGATCTGGTCCCGCAATACCAGTAGGCGCAGGCACCAGATCTGCGAATCCGCCGCTTGCTGACTGGCAGAAAGAACACCTCGCCAGAATGCAAGCCGGGCTGGCAATGCCGGAGGGGGAAACTGCGCCTGTGGTTGCAGCCGAGGTCGCGCCTGAGGTGGTTGCAGAGGCTCCGGCAACGCCGAGGGGTGCGTCGCGTTTTAGGACAATGCTTGAGCAGAAGGAATCTGAGCTTGAGCAGCTGAGATCTTCTGTACCACGGACTGGCGAAATTCCTCCTGAATTAACCATTGGCTTGGACGTCTTGTCCAGAGAGGTAGCTCAACTCAAAGGCTTGGTGGCAGCAGAGGAAGGCGCGGCTGTCGATCCTGAACGCGCAGCTATATTGGAGCGTCAGACCAAGCGCCTTGGCCGCGAAGAAGAGCTGGTTGAACAGGCGCGTAAGCGCGCTCCGTTCGATGCGCTGATCGCAGGCGGCGCTGCACTTGCAGGCGCAAAGCCCGGCGAGAGCCTTGCCTCGGCCTTGGCTCGTGGTCTGCAGGCTGGATCTCAAGCCTACAGGGGCGCTCTTGATGCGCGTGAGGCATCTCTGCGTAACATCGAAGAGCGTCGCGATGCGTTTGCTCTGCAGAATATCGATGCGGTTCAGAAGGCTCGTGATGAAGCGATTGCTCTCCAAAATGCTGGTCGCGCAATGACTAAGGAGCAAATGGAACTAGCGGGCATGACGAGACAGGATGCCGAAAATTTGGCTCTTGCGCCATTTAGAAAAAGGGCTGCTGAAGCGCAGACAAAAATAGCTGAGACTGAGGCCCTGTATGGGCCACGCAAGGCTGAAGCTGATCTGGCATCTACAGACGCTCTCACTGCTTACAGGCGCAATCCGCCAGCTTCTCGGGGTGGAAGTTCTGGCCCTAAGGACATGACGGACAATCAGCGCCGAACAAAAATTGGCAATCTTCGAAGAGAGCGTCGCGCCTTGATGATTGATCTTAGCGATCGCACGGTATTGGGCTCTCAAAAAGAGGCCATTAGGCTGGCGATAAGAAATATAGACGAAGAACTCGCAGAGCTTGGCTCCGGAAATGCGGCTCCGGCTGCGCCGTTCGGTCCGGTAAAAACGCCTCCGGCCAAAGCCGCTCCGGCTAAGCCTCCAGTCGCAGGCGCAAAACAGGCAGCCAATGGAAAATGGTATGTGCCAGATCCAAAAAGACCGGGTAAGTATCTGGAAGTTACTCGATAAAGGGTGAGAAATGCCCACTTATAAACCAGTTGATTTTGATCCCTTCGCTCCTGCAGCGCCTTCTGGCAATGTTAGGCTGAAGCCTGTTGACTTTGATCCATTCGCAAAGCCCAAGCCTAAAAAGAAAAAGGAGGAGGAGCCGTTTTACAGCGGGGTCATTCCGGTTTTCAAGAGCGCGACCGGAAGGATGCGTTCCGATCTTGGCTTGGCTCTGGAGAAGTCTGCTCCGTTCCTTGCAAACGCAATCCCTGTCCCAGCCCCCATACTTAAATTTATTGGTGCCCAAGAGCGTAAGGCTGGCGAAAGATTGACCGCCAAGTCTGAAGCAGAAAGACCTGCAGCAAGTTTTGCGGAAAGCGAAAGGCAGGCAAGATCAATCCGCGATGCAAAGCCCGGTAGAGGCTCTCGAATTCTTGCGGGAATTGGCCGCGCAACGGCGTTATCTACTGATTTGTTACGGCCTGCATTATCTGGTGTAACTCGTGAGTTTCTGCCTCAAACCCCTGAGGAAGCGGCCCGCGTGCTGGCGACGGTTCTGGCTCCACTTCAAACAGGGCGAGGAGCTGCCGAGTTTGTTGCAGGCCAAGCGCCCTCCACGGTTTTCCCGGTTGCGATTGGAAAAGGCTTTCAGGTCGCAAGGGGCCTAACCTTGCCACTTGCAGGGCGTGAGGCCGCCAAGGCCGCCCTTACAAGAGACGTTGGTACAGGCGTTGTCTTTTCGAGCGGCGCAATAAATGCGTCCAGCGCTGGCGGCCAAGCCTATCGGGACGTGCTTGCCGCAGGTGGAACCCAAGAAGAAGCTGACCGCGCATTCAAGATAGCGGCACTTGGTGCTGGGGCTGTGTCTGGCGCTGCATCCAGAATTCCGGGTATTGAACAATTGGCATTCGCCGACAAGCCAGTGCGAGGCGGGATTCTTCGCTCGGCTGGTCGCGCAGCTATTGGCGAGGCTCCGCAGGAATTTGTCGAAGAAGCCGGGGCTCAGCTGGCGACGAACGTCGGTAAGCTCGGAACTGCCGCAGAGACTTCTGTCGGCGAAGATGTCCTGTCTTCCGGTCTTCTTGGTGCAATCGGTGGCGCGACAATCGCAGCCCCCATCGGCGGCCTTCAGGGTGCCTTTAACAGAGGCGCGCCCGAAGAAGGCGTCACTACTCCACCAGCACCCAGCGCGCCGCGAACGCCGCCCCGTGCGCCACCACCGCCAGCAGACATGGTCGCTCTTGCTCAGGCTCTTGGCCCAGTGGGCGGCAAGATCACTCTGCAGGAACCGTCCGGGCCGCAGGAATATACCTACCAAGGCTTCGACGAAGATGGCGGCGTAATCCTTGCAGACGCTGACGGCATAGTCTTCTCTGAAGATCCTGATCAGGTTCAGGCTGCGATTAAGGCTGGCGTTGTCGAGCCGGAAAGCGGCTTGGGCGGCATGGCCTTTGGCATGGATATTACTGAGGGACTGGATGAGGTTGCTGCGCCACCGCCGCCTCCGCCTGTTACGCCTTTGCCTTCGCCTACTGTTGAGAAGCCGAAGTTCACCATTGAAACGGCGGAAGAAGAAGCGAATCGGAAGGCTGAGCAGGCCGCAAGAGATGCACAAAGAAGGGAAGCTGCTGTGCGGGAGCCCCTGCCTGTGCCTTCAGCGTTCTCTCCCGGAACGGATAAGCCGAAGTTCACTATCGAGCCTACCGCGCCCGCTGTCCTGCCTATCGACGAGGATGTAGAACCCTACATTCAGGAGTACGCCGTCACTCGCACGCCTAGCCAGATGCTTCAGGTCGAAGATATTGCTCGTCGGATTGCCGCTGAGCGTGGCGCACCAAGCGTGTCAAAGCAGGACATGGTCAATGCCACGATAGAATTCGACAACGCGCTCTTTAAGGTAGCGCCGCCTCCTCCGCCGCCTCCGCCTCCGCCTCCGCCTGCTCCTGTATTCGAAGAACCAGATCTATCTCAGTATACTCCTCAGCAGATCGCAGAAAACCTCGAAGCGTTTGCTGTGAGTGAGGCCAAAGATCGCGGGATGGATGTGTCCATGTTTCGTGAGGGTGTGCGGGACATACAGATTGGGCGGGAACCTCTCTCTGACCAGCAAGTCCTTGACGCATCTGGGGCCGAAGCCCTTACTGCCTACAAAGCTGGAATGCAGTGGGCTAGAGAGCGCATTGCTGAGGCGCGGACTCAGGCTGCGCCAGCGCCTGTCATTGCCCCGCCTGCGCCACCGCAGATGACGCCAGAAGATGCCGTCGCGCTCCAAGAAGAGCAGGATTTCATTGAAGGTCTGGATTTCGAACTTTCAAAAATTGCAGAACAGCGTGCCGAAAATGCTTACGAGGGCGAAGATCCCGATGCGCGAGAAGCGTACAGGCTTCAGATTGCGGACATTGAAGCCGCACGCGAAGATGCCCTCCAAAATATTGCAGCGATTAATGCGCGCTACGCCACCCCAGCTGCCGCCGCGCCATCTGCCGCTGCGCCTCCACCGCCGCCGCCTCCGCCTCCACCTCCAGCTGCTCCACGCGCTATAGGCAGGACTGCCCGCGCTACCATCCCGGCAACACGCGAGAAGGTCGATGTGCAGTATGAGCTGCAGGATCTGGATAACATCCGGTTCGCCGAGGGTGAGCTTCAGAACCGTGACCGCAGTCGACCGCAGACGCAGCAGTTTCTGCGCCGGTTCGCCAGCGAGTTTGATCCGGAAGGTCTAGGCGAAGATCCGTCGACAGATCGCGGTGCGCCAATCATCAACAAAGATAATGTTATCCTTAGCGGCAACGGTCGCACGCTGGGCCTTGAGGAAATCTACGAGAAGTATCCTGAGCAGGCCGAGGCTTACCGTGAGTTCCTGCGTGAGCAAGGCTACGACATCGAGGGTGCCGAACGTCCGGTTCTAGTGCGTCGCCTCATGTCTGACGTTGATGAGCGCAGGTTCGTCGTTGGCTCGAATGAAGATGATAAGGCTGCCCTATCACCGCCAGAGCAGGCAGCGCAGGACGCAAAGGACATCCTGACCCCCGGAGTGCTGTCAAAGTATAATGGCGGCGATCTGAACGCCTCAAGGAACGACGCCTTTGTCTCAGCATTTATTGCTGAGCTGAGCCCACAGCAGCGTGAAAACGCTATGGATGACAAGGGCAAGGTTAGCGCTCAGACACTGAAGCGAATCGAAAACGCCCTGCTCTACAAGGCTTACGGCGGCACTGGCCGTGCGTCTGATATATTTATCAGCAAGGCGATGGAGCGCACAGACGACGACACCAAGACGCTGACTAACTCCTTGGTCGATGTGGCAAACGACTGGATCAAGTTTCAGCAGGCCATCAAGGATGGTGAGGTCGATAAGAAATACGACATCACCAACAAGCTGATGGAATCAGTCGGCAAGGTATCGGACATCAAGGCCAGTGGGAACAGCGTGTCAGGTGAGCTTCGCAGCCTCGACATGGTTGAGCCAATGGATGAGTTCGTGAAGGACATCCTGATCGGCTTCCACGACGATAAGATCTCCCGCATTCTCAGCAAGAAGGCCATCGCCGAAAAGCTGCGGGCCTATACGGAGATCGCCGCCAATCAGCAGGCTGAGCCTGACATGTTTGGGAAGGCAGAGACCCCATCCGCGCGCGCCATCTGGAATCGCGTTGCTGCGGGTGAGGGTGCCTCAGAGGCCGTCATGTTCTCCAGAGCTGAGAAGCCTTCACAGGCGACAGCGAAAAGGCTGCGTAGCGGCATTGCGGCAGTGGCAGCCCTGACTACGCCACCGGCAAGCGCGGCTGTTAACGACACCCCGATTGCGCCGAACAGCGCGCTCTACAAATCGCTCGAAAGCGGCAATACGAAGCAGGCCATCGCGCTAATTCAGAAGAACAGCAAGGACAAGGAAGCACGAAAGATCGCCGCTATCCTTGCTGAGAACGGCGTTGGTGAGCAGAAGACTGTGATCCTCGATCCGACCAAGGACTATAACAAAACGGTGGAGACGCTCACAAAGAACGGGGCTACTGAGGATTCTATCTATCGCGTGACTACCGGTGATGTTCGCGGGCTGGTTTTTTCAACGCCGAGAGATAAGGGCATCTATCTCATCAAGAACAAAGACCGGGAATCTAACGGCGTCAATGAGCAGACGTTCTTGCATGAAACAATTCATGCTTACGTGAAGGCGCGCTGGTCCAGCATTGGAGTTTACACAGAGCGCAATCGCGCAGCCCTGCAAGAGCGCGGCCTATTCAACAAGGAGGTCGCGGCAGAAGTTCAGAAATTTAATGACATGTGGGACAAGTTTTCCGACATTGTTATGAAGGAATACAATGGTGGCGCGGAGGTTCCCACCACCGTTATAAGCGCAGCAGAGTCACCCAATGAGGCACTCGCCTATATTCTTACCAACAAGGGCGTTCAGGACTACGCCAAGCGTATTGCAAAGGATGGTGACGGCTATCGCCTGATGAGCGAGGAGGAGGCCGGCAAGCGCTCTTGGTGGGATGATTTTGTGGACATGATCCGCGAGATATTTGGCTATGAGAGGAGCGATCAGTTCTTCCAAGACTTCCTTGCTGCAGGCGACAGGATACTGGTCGTTGGCGAAAAGGCGGAGACCGACTTCCGCGTGGCTGCGATAAACGAAGAGTCGGTTTCACCTCAGAAGGTAAACAATAACAAGCAGGCCATGCAGGCCCTACTGAACGGCACGCCTGACCAGATGCGGAATGCGGTTGCAAAAGCGCAGAGACCCTTCGATAAGAGCAATGAAGAAGCTGCGGACGTACAGAGTAAAAACAGAGGGTGTGACTGATGATAGGATCTAACTGCTCCCTTGATCTGGCAGAGGTCGCTCTAAATAATCCGCCAGCGCCACCAAAGTCTTTTGATCCAATCGAGAACATCGCATCCGTTGTGTCATATGTTCGCCCGGCGACTGCTGTTGCCCGGAAAAGCAAGTACTTTGCGCGCCTGCACAAAGCGACAAACGACAAGGTCAAGATGACCAGCCTTCTCATGTCCGACTATGAGGATTTGCTGCATGAGATGAACGAGCTTCCGCAGGAATCGAAAAACAGGCTCAATGCGGTCTTCGAATATCTCCGTTTGTCCAAGACCGCTGTCCGCGACACCGGGCGCAACTTCGCCCTGAAGACCCGTGAGCTTCGCCGCGAAGGCGCTGACGGCATCGAGCGGCGCTTTGCGCCTGAGCTTTCGAAGCCCGGCCAAACACTAAAGCTAAACGCTAATGAAACCCGCATACTTCACGAGGCGCGGGAATATCTGGAAAGCCGCTACACGCTAAACGCCAAGTCACAGTTGTCTGTCCTTGGCTATGATGGTGAGTACAGCCGCAAGGCTATAGAGGAAGGGGTTGAGGATGACGGGTTCCGCAACGATCTTCTGCGCCTGTTTGATGCCATAGAGTCGCAGCGCCTGACATCCTACATCCCGTTCATGCGCTCAGGCGATACGAAAGTCATTGTCTATGGTCCCGATGGGACATTGGACAGCGGCGCTTTCTACATGATCGACAGCCTGCAATGGCTGCGAGATCTGGTTGGCAAGGGGATCGCGGCGACTATCCCTGATCCCAGCAAAAAGAGGATTGCCGAGATCAAGGCAAAGTACCCGGAGAGCGAGGGCTACAGGGTAATCACAGACTCACGCGACATTCCCAATGAACAGGACCGGCTGTCTATCGAAGATCTTCCGAATCTCGATAAGCTGCTAAGCCTGATGGACGCCAGATCCGGCGGCATCATCAAGGATTACTACGACCGGACGATGGGCGGGATGTTCTCTGAGAGCAACCTTGGTGAGCTAACAGAAAATAACACCAAGATGATTGCCAAGGGGATCATTGCGGATCTTCCAAAGAGCATCCGCTCTGTTCTGATGCAAGACCTCGCCGCTGGATTCATGAAGCAATCTCGCGACATTGCGGGCTATGATACGAACTTCACGGATCGGCTGCTTGATTACAATCGGATCGTGGCAACAACGGTTGCGCACCGGATGTACCGCAAGGAATATGCAGAGGCGTATGATGACCTGCAGCGTAATGTTAATAAATCTGAAAGGGAGTATGCCAAGGAGTGGGACCAGTACGTCGACACCCCTGAGGGGTACATAGCGCGTGGGCTTAAAACGATTGGCTTTTTCAACTCCATGTGGGCAAGCGTGGCGTCATCATCGGTCAACGCCATGTCTGTCTGGACGGTCACCGCCCAGCAGATGACGGTTATGAAGGGCTCTGCCGGCCTTGATACCTACAAAATGGCAGTTCAGGTTATGGCTGGATTCCGTGGCAAGGTTGGCTATGGGATGCACGTCGATCCAAACGCGATCCCGGGCCTGACAGACGAAGAGCGAGATGCCCTTGTCCTTGCAAACAAGCGCGGGACTGTCCGGGCCCAGATGAACCCAGAGCTTATGGGCATTGATAGCTACGGCGCTATGAGTGACAAAGGGTCTGGGCTCAAGAAAACAGCCAAGCGCTATTTCCAATACGGCTCCAGCGTCATCTCGGTCACGGAAGAGATGAACAAGGCGGCCGCGTTTATCGTGGCATATCGCTATGCCAAAGATCCGAAGGCTCTGAAGAACTGGAAGGAAGCCTACGGCAAAAACGAACGCGCCAAGATCATCATCAAGGAGGGCTCTAATCCCTACGACGTTGCTGAATTCATGGTCGAGACAGCGACATTCATGGGCGGTCAGATCGAGAAGCCGCCTATTATGCGTGGAGCCGGCGGCGTAATCCTGCAGTTCTCCCAATACCCTCTGCAGATTATGTTCCTGTTGGCTGAAAATCTGCGCTCTCAAGGTCCGCGTGGCAAAGTGGCCGCCATGTTTACCTTGATGATAATGTGGACTGTCTCTGGCCTGCTGTATGCAATTCCGTTTGGCGACGATGCGGTCAACTTCTTCCAGTGGATTTACAACATGAACAGCGAGGGAGCCAAGAAAGACTTCCGCACCGAGGCGCAGCTGATGCTGGCCGAGATGTTCGGCAATGGTGAGGCTGGACGCCGGGATGCGGAGATGCTCCTTCGCGGACCTTCGAGAGAGCTGCTTGGGCTAAACTTCGGTGAGCGTGTTGGCTTCACGACACTTATACCTGAATTTGAAAGTGGGATTGCTATTGCTCCAGCCATATCGACGACGGTTTCTAAGTTCCAAGAATACCTTCAGCGTCGCTCGTCTGGTGTGCAGCCTGTCGCAGCCAATGTGGCGCTTGTGTCCCCCTTCATCGGTAAGGGGCCAACGGATCTCCTGAAGGGATTCGTGCAGTACCCGCTGGAAGGATATAGGACACGCTACGGTTCGCTCGTAATTGCGCCGGAGGATATGGGCTTTGTATCTGAGCAACTCCCACGCGCCACAGGATTTCAGTCAGCTAAAATTGCACGCGAGATGCAGGCGAGGCAGGCTGGAAAGATGATCACAGAATCAACGCGAAACGCAGAGCGCAAGAATACGCTGATACTGGGTAAACTTCTGGCAGATGCAATCAAGGCCGAGGATGCCGGAGACAATGCCAAGGCAGAAAAGATCCTCGCTCAATTTGACAAAGAGATGCAGCTGGTAGCCGACAAGTATGAAAAAGAAATCAATGCGGGGAACTTTGATGGAGCCGTCAAGCCGCCGACAGAACAGACGCTAAAGAATGCCATGATGGCAGAGCTGTATCCGGGCATGAAGCTGGATAGAGTCGGCAAGCTGAAGCGCGAGGCTTACATCGATGCCTACCGGACAATATTGGTAGATGAAGAGGAAAGCGACCTCATACCAGATGAAGAGGAAGAGGAAGAGGAAGGCGACATTGAAGCCGCCTTCCCCCAGTAACTCAGAACGGCACGTCATCCCCATCGAGATCAGGAGCCGGGCGCTGATAGGCGTTTGCCTTAGCCGCTGAGTGCTGCTGCTGGCCGGCGTTATCCTTCGGCTCATAGAGCGAGACAATGATGCTCTCACGGCCTTCGTTGCCGCCGACGCCAGCTGGATTGAATGTGCGGTCGAGCAGGATGTAGGGGCCCTTATCCCCTTCCATCATGACGCCGACGTTCTTGAACCGCCCCTTGGTCTGGCCTTGGCTGTCCGTGTATTCGCCAACCTTGACGACGAGATCATACTTTTTACCCATTTATTTACTCCTACTTGAAAAACTTCATCAGCTTGGTGGTGTTGCGCGGGGCCATCAGCTCTGCTTCTTCGAGCATCCCTTCGTGCAGTGCGCGCCATGCTTCGCGTTCGCCTTCCGACAGGCCGGCGACGATCTCGCACGCTGCGTTCGCCCAGCCATCCCAATCGGTCATGCCTTCCTCGTCTTCACCCGGCTCCAGCACATCGATATGCAGTGGCGTCTTAGGCGCAGTCTTGGCGACAATCTTTTCCTCAAGGGTCTGCACCTGAGCTTCTGCCGCAGGAACATCGTCGAAGTCGGTGATGTCCATTTCGTCGCCGCTATAGTCATCAGCTTCGATGACACCTTCTGCGTAATTGTCGACCATGACTGCGCGCTGCGCCTCAGTGGACAGGGGCATATACTTGCTTGCCCGGCGGACCACAGTCTTGCGCCACATCTCAGCCTCATCGGTCTTCCAAGGGCCGACGATAGTGCCGTCCTTGGTCTTGGATGATGAGCGGTTCCGGATCGAGAGGATCTCTTCCTTGCTCATGATCTCGAACTGCGTCTCGCCGTTCTTCAGCTTCCACACGCAGTATGCGCCGACCTTCTCACCGCGATCCGACAGACCGTGCTTGTGAATGATGCGCGACTCGATGCCCTCCTCGACCTCGAACACATCTCTCTCGTACACGAGACGGCTCTCGATCTTCAGCACTTCACCGGACTGCAGGGCCAGCTTCATCAATCCCTTATAGCGTGGGCGGAACTGGGCGACGTTGCGCTTCAGACGGCCATCCCAGACCTTGAGGATGTCGGCCTCGGCCATGCTCTTATTAAGCGACAGGCCAAGCTCTGCGGCGCTCAGGCACGCCTTCAGCAGCGATGCGCGGTCACAGTCCAGTAGGTCCATGTTGTCAGCGACAGCTGCCACCACGATAGCTTGGAATTTATCGACCGTCATGGCCTGCGGGAGAAGACTGCGGAGATGCCCTTCGCGCATCGCCAGCTCCTGCTTGAACCGATCCATCGGCTTTGCAGGAACGATGTCATTACCTGTTGTCATTCTTCATTTCCTCTTCAAGATCTTCAATCATCAATTCGATGGCACGCTCGACGGTGGCTCGAAGCGTAGGCTTCAGGGGATGCTTGGCCGCGACTGAGCGCAACCTTGCCAACAGATTCCTGTCCACCCGCATCATAACAATATCTTTCATCATGTGATCCTTACTGTCGTGTATCCAGAACGCTTGCCGGTCAGCGTGCCAACCATATCCGGCGTGATTTCCTTGCCGGGATTGCTTGGGACATTGCTGATCGACATCTTATGTTCGCCGCACTTGACCGAAGCCTTGTCCTGAGATGTGTTCATAAGCTCCAGCTTGGCACGGGCCTTCATCAGGATCGCACCCTTGGCCTCATCAGCACGGGTTGCTGCCACTTTTTCTTCCTGCTTGGCAGCCTTATAGTCGACGAACAGCTGCGCGTCTTCGTCATCGAGAACAATATCGCTCTTAGGCAGCGTGCCCATGAGCTTCGTGATCGCCTCGATGTCCGTCGCGTAATCAGGATCAGGCTCCTTGCCCTCTGCAATCGACTGCCAGAACAGCGTGATCTGGTTCTTGATGGCGTCAATGATATTGTCATTGCGCGGGATCTTCATGCGGCGCGGCTCGTCATCGATCAGGGCGACTAGCCATGCGTGATCCGAAGTCGTGCAGGCCAGCTGGTGCTGCACCTGAAGTAGATAGTTCTCAGGCGCTTCGCCGATCTCTTCACCATTATAGTGCCAGCCATAGCCACGGGCAGACCATTTGATCTCCACAGGCGCGCCATTGTTCGTAATGTAATCGAACGACGCACCCATGCCGGGGCATCCATCGACCGTGTAATAGTCTTCGACCTTCGTGAGATCCATTGACCAACGGTGTGCGGCCCAGTTCGCAATGCCGCTTTCAAGGAATGTGCCTGCTTGCACGGCCTTATTGCCAGAGATGTCTTCCGGCGGCAGCTTGCCAGCCTTCTCCATCCACAGTTGCCAGCGGCTCGTATAGGGCGACAGCCCGAACAGCGCAGCAACATCGCTCCCGCCAATGTGTTGGGAACGCAACTCGTGCCAGTGCTTCTGGTCACGGACTTGTATAATAGCCATTTATATTCTCCGGTTATGGCCGTATCCAGTCGGCCTACACATGGCATACAAGTGTCTACGGAGTTATGTCAAGCCCTTTGTAAACATCGTCAACAGATCGCGCTATGATGTATATTCCGCCGCGTTTTTCCCACGCATTCTGCCATGCAACCTGCGCAAGTCTTTGTTTTCCCTTGTCAGTTTTTACCTCGATGGCGAACGCTCGGCCCGGGGATATGACGCCAAGCAGATCGGGCGTCCCTTCGGGTGCAGACTGAATGACACGCGGGCCACCATCAATCGGGCGAAACTTGCCGACGTTGATCCGGAACATCATGATGTCATGCCTCTGGCCCAGCGCGAGGCGGATCTCCTGCTGGATTGCAGCCTCTCTCACTGCAGGGTCTCCGGCTTCCCGTCATCATCGAGATGCTCCATCACGGCCTCAATAGCAGCCATCATGGCGGCAAAGGTCTGCCGGTGATTGATGCCTTCGATTTTCCGATTCTCATGCCACTGATAGATCGTATCCAGCATCTCGAATGTCAGATCATATATCAGGGACAGCGGCACCACTACCGCATGGAACTCTGTGTCTTCCCCATCGTCATCTTCCATATCGAGTTCCTCTCTTCTGCCGTCAAACCATTGGTTGTCTGCGCGTCACGCATACCAACCTTCTTGGCAAGGCGCGATGCCTCTTGCCCGCAAATAACATTGAATGCCCACTGCGTCGGATTGCTATAGCCTCGCTTGCGGGCGACGCTCGTAAGGACTCGATACCTTTTCTGCATCATATCTTCAGCGGTTTCGGTTGCCGCCTCACCATCCCGGCGCGTCTCAACCAGATCGCCATCCACATGCTTCACGGCTCTGGCCATGACAGGGTAAACGTGGCCGCACATGGGGCACGTAGGCGTCGGCTTGTGAACCGCGAAGCAGGCAGTGCATGTCCGCACAGACGCAACCTTCTCAGCGTTCTTGCCACGATTGGTGACGAAGCCGTCATCAAGGCTCCAGTCCCTCTCGTCATCAATGAACCCATGCCGCGCAGTGTTGCCTGCATGATCGAGGATGATCGTGCGCTCCTTGTCGGGATGCGGCCTGATCGCTCGACCGCATTGCTGCAGGAACAGGCCCAATGATTTAGTCGGACGCAACAGGATCGCAACCTCGACAGACGGCAGATCGAAGCCCTCACTCACCAGATCGCAGCTGGTCAGGATCTGCACCCGCCCGTCCTCGAATGCCTTCAGGATGCCGTCGCGCTCAGTATCATCCATGCCTCCGTCAATGTGGCTGGCTGCGTGGCCGGCGTTGCGGAAGTCCTCCGCCACATCCTTGGCGTGCTTGACGCTAACGCAGAACGCAATCGCCTTCTTGCCCGGCGCGTATTTCTCATAGTGTCTAACCGCGCTGCCGGTAATGATCGGCTTGTCCATCGCGTCTTCCAGCTGCTTGGAAACGAAGTCCCCCATGCGCGTGCCAACAGATCCGAGATCGGGCGTGCTTGGCGCATAGACAATAGCCTGCGACAGGAAGCCCTGAGCGGTCAGCTCAGCCACCGTAGGGCCCATCACCATGTCATCGAACATCTGTCCCATGCCCTTGCCGTCAAGGCGCTCAGGCGTGGCCGTAACGCCCAGCACGCGGGCAGTCGGGAAGCCGGTGACAACCTTGCCCCAGCTGCTATCCGGCGTGAAGTGATGCGCCTCGTCGCCGATGATCAGATCGAACGGCTTCATCCCCTTCATGCGCCGCACCAAGGTGAACACGGATGCCACCACCACGTTGGCAATAGGAACGCCCGGCGTGCCGCCAGACAGGACGGCATGAGATACGCCGACCTTCTTCAGTGCGCCGCTGATTTGCTTGAGTAGCTCACGCCTGTGGGCCACGATCAGGATGCGCTTGTTGTTGCGCGCCATGCCTGCAGCGATGTAGCTGAAGATCACTGTCTTGCCTGAACCCGTAGGGGAAACGAGCAGCGTTTTCTTGTGCCCGCTGCGAAAGCTATCACGCACAGCCTGAACGGCTAATTCTTGGTAGTCTCTAAGCTGAACCATATGCTTCCTTGAATGGCAGACTGTCTTCGCCCCGGCCTGCCAGCGGAGTTCCAAAGTGCCTTACGACACGACCGAAGTTGGCTCACTCCTAGAACCGCAGATCACCCTCATCCCAGTCATAGATGTCGAACCCGAAGTTCTCCCAGAGGAATTGCCGCAGGGTCATTTCTCGCTCCTCATTTGGGCCACCTGCTCATCTACCTCTGCGTCCGTCAGGTAGCGATTAAAGTATCGAGCCTTGCGAACCTTCGCATACGGCGTCATGTCATCTTCGCTCAGGGTGGTGTTGTAATACTCACCGGCAGGCAGGGTGACGGTCTCCGGCTTCTTGTCGTAATATTTGACGCAGCGGTAATAGTCGTAGCCTGCGTCTTGCCAGCTATCGAAGAAGCCTTCCTCCGGCCTGCCCTTGCGGTATGTCGTGAGCGCATAGCCCCCGCGCTTGATCGGCTTGGCTGGCGTCAGGTAGGCGAAGATGCTGGTGTCCATGGTCATTTCCCAAAGCCTTCTTCCCAAAGCTCAATCGCTCGGACGGCAATACTTTCAATGTCCGCATGGTCGATTACGAATCCTGCGTTGCGCACTGTCTCACGCGCACAAAGCACTTTGCGATCC